CAATAAAAATATCACAAAAAGATATTGATGAATTAATCAAAGCTATAAAATATGATATTGGTGATGATTTAAACGAAGCTAAATACCACGATAAAGAAGTTAAGTTGAACTACCCAATGCGTGGTGGAACTAAAAAGTATCATGTTTATGTGAAGAATCCAAAAACTGGTAAAGTTAAAAAGATTGCTTTTGGTGATGTTCACGGTGGATTAACTGCTAAAGTTAGTAATCCTAAGGCAAGAAAAGCTTTTGCTGCTAGACATAATTGTGATATGAAGAAAGATAAAACCAAGGCTGGATATTGGGCTTGTAGAATTAACAAATATGGTCATTTGTGGGGTGGAAAAACTTATCCTGGTTACTGGTAATATGAAACACTTAAAAACATATCAAGTATTTGAATCCGTTAATAAAATGTTTGTTAAAGACTTTTTAACAGATTTTGGTACACTTATGTCTCTTAATTTTAGTCAAATAACTAAAATGGGTAAAGATGTCGATTCTACAAATGAATTGATTGATATGATGAGACAGATTAGAAAACCAATAATAAATGGACAAACTTACTTTGACTTTCTTAAAGATAATATAAATACTGTTCTAAATAATCCAAAGTTACTTTCTACACTTTTAGGTATAGTAAGAGATTATTTAATTTATATAGAACCAAGAGTTAAGAAGTTTGTAACTGATGAACCAGCGTCAAATGGTATCAATTATAAAGAATCTTGGTTAAAGAGAATTGAAAAAATTAAAAATGACTATAAGTTAATAGTAAGTCAATAATATGTCATTGCCATTTCAAGAAACTAAATTAAGCGATAATACATTTATCAGAGAGTTCAAACAAGATACTGACTCTGGTGAGTTTATGTGGCATCGTGATAGAGAAGATAGAATAATTGAATCTATTGATGAAACAGATTGGTTAATTCAAATTGACAATGAATTACCTAAAGAAATTAATAAAGAAGTTTTTATACCAATTGGTGCTTACCACAGATTAATAAAAGGTAGTGGTGATTTGAAGATTAAGTTAACAAAATTGAGTTAATTTTCTCATCTCTGATTTCTTTCACTAACTCATTTATGTTAATTTTTTTAACCTCAGACCATTTCCCCCATTTATAATCATACTTTGAACAAAATAAAGTTCTATATTCAATTTGACCATCGTTTACATTTAATATATCAACTTCAACAACTTCGTAAAATGGATAATTTTTCTGTTCAATGGTAAAGATTACTCTTATATCAAATGAGTTATTATTCTGACTTTGTTTTATAGTTTTCATTGTATATCTTAATTACTTCATCAAATTCATTTACAATTCCTGATTTGAAATTATCATTTTCATATTTTTGTTTTAAGATATATTCTTTTATATAATCTTCATATTCTAATTGAACAGATATTTCCATTCCATTTTCATCAAATTCAATGTCATTGGATTCATTTACTTCTTCACCATCTACTAATTCTTTAGTAATATCATCAATATACTCTACAGAAGCAAAATTACCCTTCTCTAACATCACTTCTAGTTTTCTACGAAGCTTTCTATTACTAATTAAAAGATTATTTGATATAGATAAGTCTATATAATCTTTAGTATCTTTTAACTCATCTAACTTATCAATATCTTCTTCGTTAACAACTCTGAATTTTTTAAATACTGGTGAATATGTATTTGGTTCAAAAGTAACTTTATCACTTGATAAATCAAGTATAGTTATGCCTTTTTGATCACCCATATCATTTCTATCCATTTGGTAAGGAGATCCAATAAATGAGAAATTCTTGTTTGTTTGACGAATGTGAATGTGTCCTGAGAAGACATGTTTATATCTTCCAAAGTTATCAACATCAATCTTATCAGCATTTCTATGAGCTACTGAGTTTAAGTGCATTAAACATCCATTTAAGTCGGAGTGACAAAAAAGATAATCACCAGTATTGTTATCAATCTCTTTAATCATATCTAATCTCTTTTCAACCCAAGGCATAAGAACTAGTTTTTGATCGTCTAATTCAATTGATGTTGTATCTGTATAAACAGATATATTAGGAACGTGATTGAATAATCTAACTGAATTAACATCATTAGTTCCTTTGTTATAAAGGTCATGATTACCTACTATAATATGTAGTGGTAGTATTTTAGATAACTCTAAAAGTATTTTCTCTGCCTTATATGAAGCGATGATAGGAATAGATGTTCTATTGTCGTATAAGTCACCACAGTGAATAAGAATATCTCCAGGTTTTGAATTTTCTTTGATGTATGGAATAAAAGAGTTATAGAAGTAATCCTCCATCATATCTAACCACTTGTCTAGATTGTTAAGGTATACACCAAAATGCCAATCTGTTGTTATAAAAACTTTCATTAATTAGTTTTTCTTTTTTATATATAGATCTAGTGTGAAAGTTTCTTATTATAGAAAATAGAAAAATATTACTTTTCAGATATAATATATACTAATAGAAAAACAAGAGACAATAATAGAATTAATATATATTACATAATTGTACAATTGTTTAACAATTAAATAAAAAATAATAAAAATAAGATGCCATTACCACATTACACACAGTTGCTAAATGTAGGTTCACCAGGTGGACCTGGAACTTTGCCAGATGAAGTAGTTTACCTTAACTTATTTGAGGTAACATTCGTTTTACCTACAATTTTGGTCGCTCAAGGGAGAAACCCTGTTTTGTTACTACAAAACGCACTTAATATTGATATGAACTTAACTCAGTTTGATGTTGGTATTAAAGAACAAAGATTTAAGTATTCAACTCGTCAATTTTTGACAACTCCAACTAAAACCGCTGGTGAGTTTAACATTAAATTCAATGTTAACGTAAATCAAGCAGGTTCGATGGAGGTATGGAATGCTTTGAAAGCTTGGTATGATTTAGTATTTAACTCTCAAAATGGTTCATTACATTATAAGAGTGATATAATTGGTACAGTTATCGTTAATCAACATGATAAAAAAGGTGTTGTATTAAGACGTGTTACTTACCAAAACGTTCAAATCAAACAATTAGCTGGTTACGCACTTGACTGGTCTTCTAATAACATTATGGAGAATCTTCAAGCTGATTTTATCTATGATTACTTCATTGATGAGTATATTGATAATGACTTTACAATTACTAATCCTCTTGTTCCGGGATATGAATAATAATAAAAATTAAATCTAATTAAAAAAACCATCAACTAAATTGATGGTTTTTTTATGCTTATTTATTGCATAAAAAAATCCACCGAAGTGGATTTTTGTTATAATTTAGGTATGTTACTTGAGAAACTAGATGCGTTTTTCATCATTGAGTTTGCGTCGAAGTTCGGCATTCCTTTTGATTGTTCTCCTTCTTGTTTCTTTTTCTCTGAATCTTCTTCCTCGATGATTTCGTTTACCAATTTTATGTTTTCTTCAAACATCCAAAATGGCCATTCATCCATTGAAATTTCCTGAGTTTTGAAATGCTTTTGTAATAGAAGCTTATTCTTTAATATATGCTTCAAAGGCATCGTGAATAACGAAAATACCTGAGGCTCCGTTGGGAAACTGCATCTCGGTGTGGACCTCCTCACCACACGTACAAGTTTTCTTCAATTCTTTGATACCGAAAGTCATTTTACCAACAGCTGCGTTTAGGAATTGGAATGAAATATCATCTATTTCTTCAAATTCTTTAAGTTTAGCTTTTATTCCTTCGTATGTAATTGTATTTCTTCCACCTAACATAAAAGGAATAATCTTTAAGAAAGAAAGATTTGGAGTTCTTTTTTCATTATTTTCTTTTAAGATATAATCTGTAAATGCTTTTTGAAGACCAATATTTGGTGGTGTTAATTCAAATTTTCTTCCGTTTATTGTAGAAAAGTGATATGTTCTATCAGATAAACTGAAATATCTATCTAATTTTTCATCAATGTCATGGAAAATGAAATTCTCTCTATTAAGTTCTATTGGTAATTCAGTTGAACATACTCCACACTTTGCCGGAATTGTCAATGTGTTTCCTTGTTGAAAAGTAAGTTCTCTTATTAAGAATAGTAAATATAATCTATCTTGGTCTTTAACCTCAAGATAGGAACCAATTTTACCATCCGCGTATTTTACTCTAACACAAGATTGTAACATATCGTTCATTTTTTCTACAATGTCATAAAAGTTATTATCATCAACCATTGAATATGCTTGAATTTCTTTTACTTTTGCTGGCCTCACCATAAATAGTGTACCTGTTGGATAGAATTCTCCACAAGGTAACTCTCCGATATTAAAGTTAAAATACTGAAGGTCTGATGTTCTTGTATTATCAACTTTTGGTTGAGCTACAAACGGAATATCAGAGTTTGATGAGTTGTTATTAGAGCTATCTATACCACTAAGATGTTTCTTAAGGTATTCTTCTTCACTCATTTCGTTTTCATTAGACATATTGTATAATTATTTTTTATTTTTATTATATATTAAGGATTACTCTTCCCGCTGTTTTTCTACAACTAATATATTTTTATAACTAAAAAATAGTAGAAAGTTTTCTTTTATTTAAAATAAAAAAACCAGATATTTCTATCTGGTTTTCTTTAATTATTTCTTTATTATCCATTGATGAATCCACCTGCGTTGATTGCTCCGGTTCTAAGAATTGTAATGTTATTCACAATTATTCCCATACCTTTGATTGGTTCAACATATGTATCAAGGACACCAATTTGGTTATCGATAATCTCATTAGTGTTATTTTCTTCATCCATTTTATTGAAGTAGTTAAATAAACCATTTCTAGAAACGTAAGTCTCACAAATTACGTCAGCTCTAAGTTTAATCTCAGCTCTAATATCAGGTGTATTAAATTTCCATTGGAAGTCTAATAACATACTTGATAATTCTCTTTCAAGTTCGATAAGGACCTCTCTAACATGTATGTATGAAAGAGCTGAAGCGTAAAGTGTTTGAGCTGTGTTTTCAGTCTCAATTACATGTCCTCTATTTCTTTTGAACACAATAGGGTTCATTTGAGCTTGGTTAATATATTCGATATCAGTTGAAGTGAAATCCATTTCAGTTTCCACTATATTAATGATTCTACCATTAGTAACACCCGCTGCAATTGTCCAAGGAGTTATACCACTTGCATTTGAGTTTTGTTTTCTCATATATGTTGATGCTACGTATGCTGATGGTGGAACCTCAACTGGTCTACCATTATCATTTACAACTACATATGGCATAAAGTATCCAACACAAGTTGAACCAGTTCCATCACCAAATGAGTAAAGGAACGCTGGTGAGCTTTCAGGATCACCTCCTGTTGCTACATACTCCAGTTGTAGAACTCCTTCGGAGTTAACAAAAGATGGTGAACTTGAATTTTTGAATGACTTCATTGAAGGCATGTTTATCACACCAAATGCGTCTAATCTATCACCACAGATATCAACTAATTGTTGTTTAGATCTTTCAGTTAAACCAAGACCAAATGAGTCAATTAGATATCTAAAGTCAATCGCTTCTTTGTTAGTTATTGATTTGAACAATGGTGTTCCTTTAGCAACTAAGTTAAGAATAGAGTTTTGTCTAGCTTCAGTTCCATCAGGTAAAGATGCTTGTCTAATTCTAAATCCTTTAAGAGATATTGCTTTATAAGTTGTTGCGTAATTATCAACAGAAGTATATCTTGTAGCTTGTAATGATTCACCACTATAACTTGTTGCGATTCTAGAATCACAAGTGATTTCAACCAAAGTAGCATCTCCACTATATTGTCTCTTAGAAATAATTCTTGTAAGTTTTCTTGGAACTTCACCAACTGCTAATAAACTTGAATCATAGTATGCTGATAAAAAGTCACCGATTCTTACTTCAGTGTATCTTGATCCATTTACAAGTATTTTATTGGGTACTTGAACATATCCAGCTGGTAATTCAACTTCGATTGTTTGTTTAAAGTTTGATTTAGCTGATTGAATGAAGAATGTATTGTTTGCTGTTACATCTACTGGTTCAGTCGCTGTGAATGTTTCATCTTTGAATTCCACTTCTAAAGCCCCATCATTAGTTAAATACATTTTTAAGTAATGTTTGATTTTGTAGTCAAATATAGTACTCACACCAAATACTTCTTCGTATGCTACTTCTTCAGATACTTCATAAGCGTAGTATCCAGAAGCGTAACCAAGGTCTGTAGCTAATTGTGGGTCATTGTTTACGATAGTAAATGTACCAGTATTCTTTTCAGAATCAGGAACTATAAATTGATCATAAACTCCCCATCCTGGATCAACACTACTTTTAATCACTACATAGTTATATCCAGCGAATATTGAAGTAGGTCCTGATTGAGTACCTGAGTATGTTTCTGTATTGTCTTCTCCATCAATAAAGATTATATCTACTGTATCAGTAGAAGGCATTTTATTTGAATAAAAGTAATCTCCAGTGTTAATTATACCATCATAGAATCTTGTATATAATTTAGAGTATTTACCAACAACACCACTTGTAGCATTTGGTTGTGCCTCTTTTGTAGATACTGAATCAGTACCAAGTATAAACTCATTATCTACAGTATAGAATACTAAGTAACCTTTTAATACATCAGCAAGTTCAGAGTTAGTTAAACCAGTGTTTAATACAAATGATTTGTTTGATGTTGTTGTTGTTGCAACAATATCAGTTACAGTCATTGATGAAAGACTTACTTTTCTATATCCAAAATTTGGTCCTAAACAGATAGCCATTTTATCTTTATTAGTTGAACTAATTAAGTCA